TGTCGGCGCCGCCTCCGCCGCTTCGGAGAGAGGTTGCGTGCGACCGCCCCGGCCTCCCGGCAAGATTGCGGTTGTCCGCGATCGCACCGTCCGGCATTAGGCTATCGCCGATCGAGCCCGCCAGGCCCGCCGCCTTGGATTGCAGCGCGCCAATACTCGATCCCACCTGCGCGGCAGCGGTGCTGATTTGCGATTGCGCCTGCTGGGCAGTAGCGCCGAGCCCCGCGAGCTGTGTTCGCATCGCCTCAGTCGCCACCTGAACCGAATTGGATGCCGCCTCCAATCCGGATTGAAGGTCATCGGTCTGGGCGCTGATGACGACGCTGGTTTCAATGTCGGCCATGATTGCCCTTCAATAGGATGAGCAGCGCGAGCGGCTCACTTCTCGCCTGCAGTGGCGTCAGATGCGCTTCGATTTTCGCCGCTCGCGGCGCTCCGTAGCTTGGCCAGGTCGAGCACCACTCCGGGCAGACCGGCGTGAACATCGCCGGTGGCAAATCCGGGGCCGAGCTCGGCGAGGATCCCCGAAGGATCCGAATGGGCGCTGCCTCGCCCGGAGTTCGCCGGTGGGGGGGACCTGCGTTGATGTCTTCCCGCGCCGAGATACGCCCCGACCAGGAGATGCACCGGCGGGTGCTCGGCCCAATATGCGATCAGCTCATCGACATCGAAGAGCGTCATTTCGTCGATTACGGAATAACTGTAGCCGCAGACGGTGGCGAGAAGTCCGTAGATTTGCCCCCACTCGCCAGTCGCTCCTGGACCGGGTCCGAGGCTAGTCCTAGGACCGTCGATCCCGCCCCCGGGCCAACCCCGGGGGCCACCGCTTCCCCCAACCGGCTGTCCGGCAGCTTCAACCCGGAACCGGTGAGAACCGCATTGAGCACCGCACTCGCATTCCCGAGATCGAGGAGATTCTCGACCACCTCTACCGTCGCCTCGGGATAATTACGTTGCAGTGCCGCGGCGACTATCTCGACGAGCACGCCGATCTGCGTCTCGCCCATGGATGCGCCGATTTCCGTCAATTGCCGCACCTTGGGCATCAGCCGGCGGAGTTGACCCAGGGTCAGCGGCGGCACCAGCCAATCCCGGCCGCCCATCGCAATCGTCACCCCGGGAAGCATTACTCGACCGTACTCAGATAGCCGATCGTCCCCGACGCATCGGCGAATGCCGAGAAATCGAGCTCGTGGATCATCCAGTCGTCGATCTTGGTCGGCAGCGCCAACTTGTCGGCCATGCAGGCGTTGAGCCGCAGAGCCATCCCGTTGCCGGCATAGTTGGTGTAGAACGTCGCCTTGAAGGTCGGCGTCGTCCCCATCACCTGGTTGGTGATCGCCAGCTTGCTGCCCGACGTCGTCAAGTTATAGGTGTACGAGATTAAAACGCCGGCGCTCGCATCGGCGGACGAGAACGAATAAATCCCCGAGGCGAAATTCACGGAGTACTGACCGGCCGCAGACGGGGTCGTGACCCGGTTGAAGCGCTTGCCGCTGGTGGCATAGGCGACGCCGAGGTCGTCGTTGTAGTTGGTCGCATTGGCGACGGTCACGGTATATGGCGTCACCATCGGAATGCTGGCGGCCTCCAGCTGTGATACGGCAAATTGGCCGGTAGCCGGGGTGAGGCCAAAAAAGATGTCGGAGTACAGCAACCCGAGGATCTGCGCGAACTTTGCCTTGCCCGAGATCTTGCCCTGGCCGCGCGCTATCGCTACCGGGAACTGGAGCTGCCCGTACAGCGGCTTGTCGGTCCAATCGAAATCGATCTGGATATCCTGGAGCACGCCGAACTGGCGTGGCCCAATCCCGGACCCGGTCACGTCGGTGCGTTCGCCCCAGACTGCACCGGAGCCGAAGCTCAATTGCATGTCAGATACTCCCTTTTCAACAGCCGCTTCAGCGCCTCCTTGGCGGCAAATGCGGCATTCCAAGCTTGCGTGTCGCGAGCGACAGCCGAGCCGGGGAAATGGTCCTGCCACCAGCTCTCGATCAGCTGGTCGATCGAAATAGTCGTGCTGTCCGAGGCGATCGCGCTTCCGGCATGATCCCCGGGAACGGCCGCACTTCCCTCGGAATTTTCCATGGCCATTCGCATCCTCTTATGAGCAAGATTGATTTGTATGGGCCTTGAGCCGCGGTCAGACGCACAAGATCTCGACCGGGACGATCGCGATCGCCTGGTCGCCGAGCACGCCCTCGTCGGTTTCGACCTTTCCGGCGATGTAAGCGTGCTGCACCATTGCCGGCAATCCGAGGTCTTGGATGCCTGTCGCCGGCGATGGCGCCAGTGCCGCCTCGAGCGCGTCGAGCAGCGGGTTCAGCAGCATTGCCGGTGCCAGGTAGCGATCGCTCGAGTGGACATAGATGTAGAAATCGGCGTATAGCGTCCAGGCGATCGGCGATCCCAGAGCCTTGGTGACGGCGTGCCCGCCTTTTTCGGCCATGAACAACCCGGGCTGTTCGGCCGGAGCCACGTCGGCCCAATGTCGCAGTCGACGGTTGGCGCTGGCGAAATTCGCCGCTCCAGCACCGAGGGTCCAGAGCGCCGCGTAGATCGCCTCACGGATGATCATCGGTCTCACTCCGGTAGTGACGAGTTCGGTTTGGTCCAGTCATTGGGATAACGCTTCGGTCAAGGCGGCCTGCACCTCACCGCGGATTGTTGGCTCCATGTCGTCGAGCGCCGACCGCAAAAATGATCGTTCGGGGAGATCCATACGGCGGTCGTACGACCGCACATTGATCGTCTTCTCGGCGATCGGACGACCGAAGGCTTCCCTGATGCGCCGTAGACTGGCCCTGACGCTCACCGCTCCGGCGAAACCGTATTCCTGTGCTCCGGCATAGCTGCTGTCGCTAAAGACAGTGGCGGTGATCGAGTTCCCGCCGCGATCGACCGAGAGGTCGATGCTCGACCTGAGCGATCCGGTGCGGCTCCTAAGCACCTGCCCGCTGAGCTTGTCTTGCTGCACCTCGCGCTGGAGCTCGATCCCGAGCCGGGTGATTGCGCGCAGAAAACCCGAATTGACCGCGCCGGGCAATGTGCGCAGGCGCTCTATCACCTGCTGGTCGCCGACGAGATAACCCGTGATCACACGGCACCCGCAAGCGTAGCCGCATCCGTTTGGGTAGGGGCCGGCAGCAGAAACCCGGCGATTGGCGCGACCACACGGTATTGCTGGATCAAGGTCTTTATCGAGTCGCTCATATCCTTTTGCGAATAGGATACGGTCTCGCCACCGCCGATTGCCCGCGCAACCTCGCCGATGCGGCTGCGTTCGCGGTAGCGCAGCGCCACGAGCTCGATGCAGGCTTGGGCCAGATCGGGCGGTATCAACGAATAGCCGGCAGTGTATCTCAACGTCACGCATGCTGCCTTGCGGGGCACCGCGTAACCTCTGATGACGAGCAGCGTAGGCGTGAAGAAGTATCCGGCCTGAGTTGCAAGGGTGCTGGTGACGCTCTCGGGTTGCGCCGATTGGGCAGCCGCGATCGGCGGGATCGCCAAGCCATCGACGATTACGAGACTGACGGCACTCACCGGAACAGCCGCGAATTGGTATCGCGCCTCGCCTGGGCCGAGGGCGCCGCCGAGACCATCGCGAATCTCGACCCAGTCCTGCGATGCGATCCGGCGATTCAGCCAGTTTTGAATAAACTCACTTGCAGCGGTGATCAGACGCGTCAATAGCGCGTCGTCGGTCGGGGGAAAGGCGCTCTGCCCGGTCTGCAGCCATGCCTTGACATCGGCGAGCGTGGTCAGGTCGGCAAAGCTCGCTCCAGGAGAAGCAAAGTTTGCCATCACTCATGTCCCGGCTCATGATCGGCCGCGGCAGCGACGGCGCCCCACATCCGAGCGATCGGTCTCGCATTGGCTGCGATGCCGCCGAGGGTTGCCATCGCCACCTCTTCGCCGTAGCCGGCGGCGAGGTTGATGACGAGAATATTGGCGAGGCCCTCCAACGCCACCGGCACCCCGCGATGTTGGGCCACAGAAAAGAAGGCGCGGTTGATCTCTTGCATCGCCTTGAACACGGGGTCATCGGAGGTGGCCATCACGGTCATCGCGTTCTCGCTGGTCATCGCGTCACCCTCGAGGCGACCTCATCGTCCGCCGCCGCGACATCGCCGTGGCGATGAATGACATATCCGCCATTGTGGAGCAGTCGCACGGCGACGTCGCGCGGCACCCGCACGACCCCATCGAGGTCGTGCGGGTAACGCTCCGTCCCGTGCCCAACAGCGTCCCACACCGGGAAGACGGCCCGTAATGCGACAAAATCAGACACGAAATATCCCCGTTATGAGCGTGGGTCAGCCGTTGGCAATGTTGCAGATGACGCCCATGGCGAACGGCGCGTACACAGCCAAAACTTCCTCGGCATAGACGCCGACTTGGCGTTGGCGGGTGACGATCGGCCAGTCGATCTGGTAGTAATCTTGCCGGGTCTTGACCTCGGCAACGTTCGGCACTTCGTTCGACTGGTACTGGA